CGACTCCATAAAACGGACTCCTTCAAACATACCGATTTCACCGTTGTAGATGCCTTCAGGGTTGACGTAGTTAGCAGGTGTACGCCATGCTGCTGCGTCTGTTGCTGAACGGAAGTCGTAAGACACGTCTGGGTGGATGAAGCCAACATACGAACCGTTGATGGTAGGTACGTTTGCGCCACGAAGCTGTGCGACAACTCGACGAACATCGTTCGATGAGAGGGTGTCGTCAGCGTTGACGGTTGTACGGCTGGATGGGTCAACTGCTCCACCTGTTGCGTAAATCACGTTGTCGCCTGCTTCAAGCACATTACGAGCGATGGTGTCAATTGACAAACCAGCGTTGTAACCAACTGCTTGTGCGGCTACTGGGTCTACAGGGAGGAACGAGGTTGCACGAAGTTTTGCTGTCGTTACAGTTGCGTTACCGTATTCGTTGAGAGTGACAGTAACTTGGCTGTCGCTCATTGCGACAGGGGTTACGTCTTCTGCTTCGCCAAGAGCAGTGGTTGCTGCTGCAAGGTCTGCGAATACTGTGAACTTAACTGATGCACCTGGGTTGGTTGCGTTTGTGGCTTGAACATCTGCAAACTGGTCGAAGTACATTTCTGGGCGAAGGGCAAAATATGCCAACTTCTCAAATGCCACCTGGTCTGTTTGTAGGTTTGCTGTGCCGGTTTCTGCTGCGTAATAATCAGCCATTTTAGTTTTTCCTTATTGGATAGAAGTGGTTAAAAAAGGTCTATGCCTTGTGCTTGTGCTTCTTCAAAAATCTTGTAGACCTCTGCTTCAGAAGTGGCTTCACTAATACGCTTGTTCCAAGATGGAGGTGGTGGTGCCGATTCGCTTCCAGCAGCAATTTTATTGGTTTGCTGCCAGGCTCGCTTGTCGGAGTCATCTGTCTGGGGTGTAATTAGTTGTGCTTCTTCGGCGGCCTCACGGATTGCTTCAGGGGTTAATTCACCGTCATAGCCTTTGACAAAGTATTTGAATCGTGGGTTGCTGGTGTCTATTCCAGCTTTCACGAAAGCAAGTTCTTGTTTGGCTGTGGCAAACTCTGCAACTTGTTTGCGTAGTTCACTGGCTTCTTTTTCCAACTGTTTCATTCTTGCCCGTACAGGATTCTGTTTGGGTTCGACATCCATTTGGTCGTCTATCTCTGAATCATAATCTTCATTGAAATCTGACATTGCACTCTCCTTAAGCCCTCACCACATCGGAGGAACGTGGTGGCTGCTAGTTGTTACACCCCATTATTTCGTTACTGATTAGGGGGGCTATCAGTAAGTCTTGCCATCGGCATCGGTATTACTATAACACATTGTTATTCACCGATGGTGGTTAGACCTGTTTGTTCTGATTGTCTTGCGGCGAATCCTCCACCTGCTTCAAATCCTGCTTGACGTGAACGCCGTCTACGTGCAATAGCTTGTCGTGCTTCAGCGTTAGTTCCGAATGTTCCGGCGATTTGTTCTTGTTGGCTGATGGCTTGTTCGCCTTCCATACCTGCTTGGAACAGTTCTTGTTGTGCGCCGATGGCTGCGAAACCTTGTTGGGCTTTTTGTCTTGTGACACCTTCGGTTGCTAGTGCTTCTGCTTGTTGGGTGGTCAGGGTGATGCCTGCTTGACGGCGAGCTTCTGATGCTGTTTGTGCGGCTTGGGCTTTTTTGATTGCGTCTGACTGGTTGAACCGTTCGGGGTCTATGAAGAAGGCGGCGATGTCTCCGTCGTTGAGTCCGTATAGGCGTTGTAGTTCTGCTTTGGTGCCTGGTTCTGCTTGGAGTACGGCGTTGTATCCTTGGCTGACACGGGCGTTTAGTTCTTGTGGGGAAACGTCAGACCCAATGAAATTGGCAAAGTCGTCTTGGGTATCGTAAAACCCACGGGGCAGAGAATTGGCTCGGAGTGTGTCTCTAAAAGAATTTTCTAGTTTCACAATGTCATCAGCAGATAGTTCTGGTAGCCCTCTTGAACGGCGAATTTCGTTAGCCTTAAACCTCTGCTTGTATTCTGGGGTGTCACGGATGGAGTTCAACAAAACATCTCTGTTGTCTGCCAACGTATCGTCTTCTTGCAATCTAAGTGACAAAACACCAGTCAAAGAACTTAAACCAAAATAGTCCAGAATTGCTTTTAGTTCATCTACTGCTGCCATTAGCTTGTCTTTCCAAATGCTTGTGCCAATGTGAAAGCGGCACGACGATAGGTTTGTTTAGCATCATCAGTTTCCTGCCATTCCGGAAGTGAACGCAAATAACGATTCCATTCCCACGAATCCATCTGACGATACTCACTGGTCTTAGGGTCTTGATAATTCAAAGCCTTATTCCATTTATCCTGTGACCAATCCACAGTATTAGGGTCAACCCCCAAAACATTCTGTGCCGCATTGGTATACATAGACACAGCCGTTTTTACATCCTGACCCTTCTCAATCAAAGGAGCAAGAGAACGATACTGCGTGGAAGCCTGCGTTTTCATTAGGTCAGTAAACTGTTCTTGCGTTTTGGTTCCTTGCATAACTTCAGCAACCCACATATCAAGCATTGTGTCTGTAGGTTTCTGTGCGTAGTTATCAGCAATTTCTCGAAGACTTGTACCGACAGAACCTTTACGCAAATCAGCCACAGCCTGTGGACCACCAAGACGAGCAGTAGCTACCGTTTCAGAACCAATAGCGTTCGCTACTTGCTGCTCAGACCATTTATATTTTACTTTGTTTTCAGCCAAGGTACGTAACGTAGTGTCAGACAACACCACACCAGAGGCAAGAGAATCATCTCGTAAATCAGCAACAGCCTGATTAATGCTTGCTTCAAGGGTTGCAGGGTCAGTTGACTTTTGAATTGTGTATGCACGTACTGACGACTGGGTAGCTCTATACCAGTTAGTATTTTTTAGTGACGCGTCTATTTTGGTTTCGTCGTTGAACCAGCCTTCTGCTACGGATTTGTCAATAACTTTCTTTACATCAGCGTTGTCGTTGTAAATATCCCATAATGAACCGAATTCTTCTTGGATGATTTCTTTCCATTTGTCGCCACCGACTTTGACTTTTTTGCCGTCTACTACAACGGTTGTGCCAGTCTTGGTTTTTCCACCTGTAGTGGTTTTCCCACCTGTAACGGTAGGCCCAGTAGCACCTCCACCAACAGTAGGACCAGTAGCCCCAGTAGCCCCAGTCGGGCCAGGTGTAAAACCTTCCCTAGCACGAAACCCAGGACCAGTCGGCCCTGCTTTGCTGGTTGCAGGTGCAGTTACAAAAATGTTTCCCTTTTTTATAGATGGCAACAACTGTTGAGTCAATGGGTTTTGTGCGCCGCCACGACCAGTCATACCAGCACTAAAAGTTCTTGACAATTCAAGAGCATTATTTAAGTCAAAACCCTTATATTTGTTGACTATAACAAGGTCTTTATTGACAGGAGAATCAGGACTTACAGGACCCTTAACTGGATTTTTGTATGTTTGAGCTTTGTTCAAAAGAAAAACAGAAGTAGTCAAAGCACCCTTGATAGCTTCATCTCGTTGATTGATTACGTTATTTGATTCTTCACTAAACGCAGGGTACTTAGCAAATTCTTTATCATAAAAATCAACTTGTTTTTTCCAGTATTCAAGTTCCTTTTCAACATCTCTAATACTTAGTTGATTTACTAACTTCCCTTTTTTTGTGGCAGACAAACCACTTCCGAAATTTTCTAGTTCTTCTTTAGATAAAGCCATTACATACTTCCAAGCACTTTAGAGACATTACTAATAGCGTTCAAATACTTATACGCCTCCGAATCAGCACCATACTTTTCAGTAATACGATTCTGAAAAAACACATCAGCAGACGGAGCAGACTCCCCAGAAGCAGACGTATACACACCCTGATAAGACGACACCAACTGACCAACAGTCTTGTCATCAAGTTTCTTACCAATAGTTTCCAAAGAAGTACGCTGTAATATCTCAGTCAAATCAGCAGACGAAGGCTTAGTACGACCATTAGACGACAAACTCTGAACATCCGGAGCTTTATCCAACTGGTTCAACAACACATCCCACGTATATCCCTGATTGTTAGCAAGCAACAACAGGTCAGCCATAGCGTTCCTGTCCTTATCTGAATAACCATTACCAGGTTTACTAGACCCATACCAACCTTTTCGATACAACTTTTCTTGTACCCTGGCACGAGTAATATTGTCCAGCCCTGAAAGAATTGTCATTGCGTCACGGGTCGGCTGGTAAAACTCTTGAACAGACCCAGTACCAGAAACAATGCCATAGTTACCTGAAGCAGTACGGGCAGCAATATTCATACGGCCAGACGGACCAGCAGTTTGAGTCACCAAACGAGGTGGTGGAATAAAACCTTCAGGCAACCCTGTGCCACTGACATCTGTTGAGGCAGGAGCCATCGGTGGTGGCGTGAAACCACTAGGGTTAAGACTGTCTGCTGTATTACTCATCGTTCAACCTCTTGTGACAACAATCTATCGTACACCCTTGCAAACTCTGGGTATTCCTTACTGATAGCAGAAGCATAACTGGCAACATAGTCACGTAAATCAGAAGCATCTTTAGCGGCCAACGAACTATACCCACGGTTAGTGGCTTCGGCTAAAGCAGCGTCACGAATCTTCAAATAATAACGGACACCCTCTGCTGCTTTATTCCCATCCAAAGACGACAATGAAGAAGCCTGCCTTAGTTGTTCAATTTGGCGTGGCAACCTATTCGGGTCAAACTGCATTTGGGCATACCCAGGGTATTTCTTTTGCAAAGCCTCACGATAAGTAGCAACATATTTACGTTGTTGCTCATTCAATGTGGTAGGGAAATTGGCTCGCATAGTCCTGTAGTAAGACATAGCAATGGTGGATTCTGCCGATTCCAACACCTGTTGAGGGGTTAGTTTGACGCGAGAACCTTCCGACAGTTGACGTTGATATACGGAGAAGTCAAAATCTGAACCGACAGGTCCGAAATAGCCAGCGACATCTTTGTATTGCCGGAACAAGCTACGGTTGTTTCGTTCAAAAACCCCGAACTCCTCTGATGCTTCTAGCCCACCAGTTATGGATTTTGTTTTGTTTGCTAGATAACTGAAAGCGTCTTCACCGAACACTTCAATGAATGTCCCTACGGATGTGTCGTAGTCTTGGTTTTTCATCTCTTGGAAGGCTTTAGCTAGTTCTGAAGCGTAAACATCTAGTTCGCCTGTTTTCACTACCTGGTCAAGACTGCCTGCTGCTGGACCTGTGAACTGTGACAAGCCTCGAAGGATAGATAGATACCCTGCTTTGCGTTTAGCGTCATTCATTAGACGGTCACGCTCATCAGCTGAAGATGTGTCGTATTCCCCTGTAGAAGCCAATGCTTGCATTGTTTCAACATAGGTGTTCATAAACACGGCAGACCCTTCATTGCTGGTCATACCGTCATACACTTTACGGAACCACGATGGGGCAAGGGATTCTGTCAAACCTGTCTTTTCTCCGTAAGGCAAGAAGACGGTTCGGTATATGTCAAATGATGGGCTGTCAGGCATAATGCTTGACGCAGCCATAGTTGCGAACGGTCCTAAACCTGGGCGATAATCCAAGCCCATAGCAATACCTTTGACGGGTGCGTTGATAGGGGATTCAACACCAGTCAACAGTTTGGTTAGTTGGCCTGATAGTGGGAATGTGAATGTCCATTGACCTGATGTTGGGTCTGTGTATGCGAACCCTCGACCATTGTTGTCGGGGTCTGCTGTGGTTGCACCGTGAACGGCAAGTTGTCCTTTACGCAAAACATTTACATCGGGCAAGTAAAACTTTCCACCGGATACAGGGGTGAAAGCTGTGCGGCCTAGACGACCTGCGAACTCTGCCCATTGTTGGGCGAACGGTGAGATGATACGCATTGAGTCTGTGAAGTTTCTGCGTTCTACAGCGTTGTAAAACATTTTGTTCATTTCGTCAAGTGCTTGTCCTGATGCGAAACCGTTTAGTTCTTCACGTGTGATGGTGCCGTAGTTTTTGATTTTGCCTGATTGGATGTCTAGTAGTTTGTTCCAAATCTTTTCGTTCATATACCGTTCTGGTTTCAAACCTGCGGCTGTGGCGTTGGCTGTGATGTCAGAGATAATGTCATCTACTGATTTGCTGTCTAGTGATACGGCTAGTTTGTCTATCCATTCGTGGTACAACTGTTTGAAGATTGGGGAGCGTTCTAGTTTGGCGATTGGTTGGTTGTATAGGGTGCCGTGGAATAGGTCAACCATACGGTCCATTGACTTTTTAAGTTGGTCATTCATTGGTGTTTTGGGGTCAATGACTTCTCCACCAACCAACTTGGGCATTGCAGGGTCGAGTGCAATTGCGTCACTTTTTAGAAGGAAATCTAAATCGTTTGTTGCTTCGCCTTGACGGAAGGCAAATGGTTTAATTTCTATTTCACCTGTGGCTGTGTTTACGCCTACAACTTCGCCTTCTGCTTTTCCTCGTTTGCCAACTTTATAGATGACGCGAGAACCTATTTGTGGTTCGCCACTAATAATTTTTCCTGCATCAATAAGTTGGGCTGGAAGTTTTCCTTGACCAACTGCTTCTATCAAGGCAGGGTTGTTGCCTGTAATGCGAGACACTCGTGTTGATGTTTCATCAAGAACTGCCGCCAGGTTTGTGTCGTCTGCTAAGTCAATGGTTTGGCGTTGCCAAGCAGTTTCTTTTGGCAAAGTCCTATTATATGTTTGACGGCCATCAGCGTAGTATTTACGCATTGAGTCATACCATTTGACAGCATCATCATTTCCGTTTCGTATTAGGTTTACAATGTCTTGTGTCGTTGCGCCGTTTGCAAATGTACGTGCTGCCCAGTCAGCGTTCAAACGACCAATTTCGTCGGCGTGTCCACGAGCCACATCTTCAATCAAATCTTTAGAACGGTCACGAACCGTAAAAGTTCCAAGTCGTCTTGCTTTCCTAAAGTTTGTTACAGGGTCTTTATAGTGGGCGTTTAGTGCTTGCGTTGTAGCAAATTTGTATGCGTCTTGCGCGGCTGACTCGGCATTGGCAAGTGAGGCTTCATCAAGACCTCGACCATAAATGTCCGACCAGCCAATATCTTTACGAAGCAAAGACAAATATTCAAATGGGTGGCGAATAATGCTAGAAACAGGTCGATGTGATAACGCAATCATTACTTGTGAATCAACAGTGTTACGAACAAAGTTTCCTACTGTCGCTGTAATAACTGGCCTCCACACTTGTTCTTGAGCATTTGCAATAGCAGCAAAAGGGAAACGAAGTTGACCAGCTTTGCGAAGGTCATCAATATTGGTGTCGCTAAATTTTCCTTGCTTGGTGTAAATCCAGTTGATTTTTGAACCTGTCAAACGGCGAAGTTGGCGAACATCCGGAATAAAATACTCGTGCTTACCAAATTCTGATGCTAATTGTGGACCAGCAAAAGAAACATCAGCAGCGTTAGGGTCAACCCCGCCGTACAAGCGTTGATACAAACCTGAATCAGCAATATCAAAGTTGTCATCCATATTGAAACGGGCTGAATCGTCACGCAATGATTTGTAGTTATCAAATACAGCATCAACTATTTCACGGTTGACACCTGTTTTTTCAACAGCGTCACGCATCACTAAATCTAAATCATCGGTAAATTTAGAAATAGCATTAGGGTCTTTAGAAACAACAAGACTACCAGCACGATTCAGTAACGCACGAGAAGTAACAGCATCAACTTCTGCTAACTTCAACATCCTGTCTAAAGTGTCAATGTTTTGAATTTTATCTACAGTTGTTTCAGCTTGAAATAAATTGATTGAACGCTTAGGCATCTTGGCGTAAGCCTTAGAAACTTTTTCCCCCAAAGGCATAGATTGAATAAATTTATCGCGTCTACCCAAAGACAAATAAATCTTGTTGCCACCACGGAAATCTTTAGTAGAAGCCAAACCTTGCGCCTGACCAAGTTTGTCAACAAGCAACAAACGAATCTTGTCAGGGTCAGATTCTTTAGCCATATCTAACGCAAGTTCAGGGTCAATCTTTCGACCCCACAAATCCCATACACCAGCAAAATCAGTAGTAGTAGCAGTACGGTCAATCACACGTTGCGCTTGACCAGAACCAAACCATTTATTAGCAGATTCATAATCCACTTGATTACCAACAAGAATACCTTTACGGGCATCTTCAATTTCTTGCGCTGTAATCTTAGATGCTTTGATTTCAGTAGAACCACGACCTACTGCTTCAATTACATTGGCGGCTCCTTTGACAGCAACACCACCTTTACCTGCTTCTTCAGCGGCAAGGATTGCTTTACGGGCTTGCCCTGCACCTGGAACAGTAGGAATATAAACAGCAGTTGCCGCATCTAAAGCACCAGACATAATGTTGAAAGCCATTGAATCAGGCTCAAAAACAGTAGAAGCCATACCACGGCCTATGGTCCAAGCGTGACCACCGACAGTTCCACGGTATCGACGTGCGCGTTCAGCCTGCAACTCACGAGCCTTATCACCCATAAACCAACCAGAACCAGCCTGCTCATCATTAGCAATCAAAGAACCAAGGTCAGTAGAAATAAACCAACCCTCAACATCTTTGTTGTTATCAAACGCTTGCGCCAAACCACCCTGCACGAAATCCAACGGCAAGTTCAAACCAGCAAACCCATATCGAGAAGCAGTTTTGGCTTTATCCATCACATTGCGTTGAAACCAAGATTTCTTTTCAGGTTCCTTAGTTGCTTGTTGAACAACAGCAGTAGAAGCAGCAGGATAAATACGAGCAATCTGTTCATCCGTAAACCCTGCTTTAGCCATAGACAACTTCACACCAGCCGCTAAACCAGGATAACTAGAATGAATTTGACCTACACGTTGCGCTAACTGGGGAGTAGCAGTAGCTACATACGAATCACGTTTAGAAGATTCCTTGGCAAGCGTATTGTAAATGTCATCTTGTTCTTCAATAGATGTGAAAGGCACTATGAACCCTCATACTGCAAAGCCGAAAGCAAACCAGCCAAATCATCATTAGGGAACTGACGAAACAAAACTTTCAATTCTTCAAGTGTTTCATTGAAACCAGGCAAAGTAGTAGCAATACCGGCTTGCGCCATAGTAGGGCCAGGTCCGAAGTCGGCTCCAGCAGTAATAGGTTCAGCAGGTCGTTCAGTAGGGCGAGTTAAACCACCCATAGAACCAGGTGCTATACCCTGTGGAGCAACATCTGTAGGGGGCGCACCCATAGGTACAGCCTGTTGAGAAGCAATCTGTGCGCCAGCCTCACCATAAGCCTGCCCTTTAGCGGCAGTAGCCGCCATTTTTGCGGCAGGGTTCTGTAAATCAGTACGATTCGAATACTCAGCCATTACGCCCCCAATTGATTAGCAAGTGCCATTACACCACCAGGCGATTGAGGTTGTGCCGCAGCACCAGCCCCACCACCAAGACGGCCAAGTAAATCACCAAGCTGAGGAGGACCAGCAGGACCACCCATACCAGCCTCCATACCCATACCAGGAGCAGACAAACCAGGCATAGTTTCAGGTGAACCCTGTGGAGCAGCAGCAGCTTGACGTGCTTGCGCTCGTTTCTGTGCAGACATAATCGCTTCAGACAAACTCATCTTGTTTGATTGTACCTGTTCAGCAATGTAAGCAAGGTCATCAGGTTGATACGGACCGTTAGGGTCTGCCGCTTGAGCCTGAATAGAAGACAACAAAGCCGCTTCAATACCTTCAGCCATAATCCGGTCACGTTCCATTTCAGGGTCTGAAATCAACGGGTCAGCCTCACGAGCAGATTCTTTCGACATAAGACCAGTACCGAGGCGTTGCCCCAAACCAACAATCAAACTGTTGACATCTGAACCTGCCGCTGAATAAGCAACATAATGAAAATCTGTTTCCCACATTTTGTTCGGGGTGTAATCCTTGATTCCCCCACCCATACCAGAAATGAAGAACGACTTAGAACTGTTACCCCAATATGTTTTTTCAATAGCAATAGCAATTTTGTCTTCTTGAACCATTGAAGAAGCAAAAATGTCTTGGGCTTCCTGAACACGGAAGTCAACTGTTGCTGCCAATACTGAATCGCCACGGCGACCAGTACGAATGTTGGTACCGGATTCGCCACCGAACTCGGCAGGGATAGCACCTTCAAGGCGTTCTTGGCGTTCCAAACGGTCAAGAGCCACATCAGTCTTGTAGCCAGGGTTTGTTTGCAACTGTTGAATGTCGCCACCTTTGACAACACCAAGTTGCCCTGTTTTACCGTCAGCAATTTGGATGATTTCAGGGTTGTCGCCCTGTCGTGCTACAAGGTATTCATCAGGGAAAATGCCACGCTCAATAGCAATCTCTGTCAAAGCCTGCAACCTTGCGCGTGTGTAGTACATACCAAGCAAACCGTCGAACTGGCCGTGTGGTTTGTCAAGGGTGATGCGTTGAGGAACAACAACTAACGGCATACCTGTTTTGTTGATGACACGTTCTAGTTCTACTGCTGGCGCACCCATAGAATAGGCACCAGTCATAGGGTCAAGGGTTTTTTCTGCACCCAAAACAACCGTTACAACTTCATTGTCGCAGACATATTCAAGGATTTTGAACATTGTGTCCCACGATGGGTTGCCCACACGAAGAATACCGTTGATTGCGTCACCATAGTTCTGTGTCAACCAACGATATGTACGGCCATACGTAAAAATACAGTTGTCCGGTACAGGATTGTCAACATCTACAGATGGTGCAGGGAAGGTATCAAGTGGGTTGCGTAACTGCCATTCAGGGATGCGCTTATCAAAGTTAGGTTTGATGAAAACAGGTGAATTGCTGTATGCAAGGAGATGACGCGCACGGCGGCGCATCTTCATATTCATACGGTTCTCATCCCAAATAGCAAGCATCGCTCGTTTACGGTCACGAGCCAACTTCATACTTCGGTCTTGCCCCTCACGCAAAGCAGGGAAATACGGTGACGGCATAGTAGAAGAAACACGCATACTCATCTGGTCTAAACCCTGAACAAGCAAGTTAGCCACAGAAGAACGAGTGTTACGGTCTAATTCGTTTAGGGGAACAATGACATCGCCGTTAGCCAATTGTCGAACTTCACGCATCTGATTAAGAATCGGACCTTGTGCGTCAAGTCGTTCTTTATACAGAGCAACAATTTCTTCAACAGATTTCATTTACAACCTTTAATTGGACTTAGACAACTCAACGATAACACATCCTACTGATTAAGCCACGAAGGTCGCCACTGTCGAGGGGGCAGTTTGGCTGTAGACAAATTAGGAATATTCAACACAGCCATCCACAAAGACATCACAATGTCCGTACCGTTCTTCTTGTCGGTAGTCCAAGAAGTCAACTCCTGCACAGCAGCCATAGTTTTCCAGGTCACACGGTTACTAGGAAGCCTGATATTGCCTGTCCTAAACAACGGAGGAAGCAAAGCCTCCACACCAAGCTTTTCATCCAGTTTGTTACGGCTCGTAGTGTGAGGAAGAATGTTCACCATACTGCGTGAAGCCCACTTACGAACAAAATCGTGCTGTAAAAGGAACCGTTGAGCAGCGTTGATTTCTACAATCCAATGAGAAATAGGGAACCCCATACGAAAAGACCGTTCCTGCCATTCATCCATAATGCCGGTATACACCCCAGTAGATGTGTTGTAGCCCAACAGTTCCTCGGCTGTCAATTTACAACGCTCAATATCAATAACGTGGTACAGATTCAGTTCCGGTTGGTACAGCATCCACGTCAAAGCCCAAAATTTTGTGGGGGAAGGGTCAATAGAAACAATTGACAACACAGGTGGGGCAAGCCCTACAGGTATCTGGCCGTGGGTACGGTCCTCATCAATACAACCAGGGTACATAACCCCATCATCTCCTTGACCACCATAAACCCAAGTCCTGTCAATCAGATATCCATCCAAATCTAGGTTTTCTTGTTGGTAGACAACCCTAAAAATGTCGGGTTTGCTATGCCGAATAAACGATAGGTCTTTCCACGGAAGCCTTTTAGGGTCAAGTAACGGACCGTCAGGATACGGAGCCGCATCAAAACGTTTCAACGCTCGTTTCTCCTCATCAGTACCCATATCAAGTTCGTCATAGTACGCCTTGTAAACAATATGTTTGTACTTAAAAGACTTCAATGGTTCTAATGCTTCCATTTGTTCTGGCGAAGTCACATCTGAACCGTCATACGATTCGTCAAGGTCGTCATACGAAATCTTATTCAAACAATGAGCGTATAAATCACCAGCCGACAAACGCTGACCAATCACACACAGCAAACCACCAGGGTCAACACGAGCCTCAGCTACGTTATCCCACCGTTCCAACAACTTATCCCTAGCCACAGACTCACGAGCGTTATCCGGTGAAGCCACGTCATCAAACAAACACAAGTCAGCACGATGGCCGATGAACTCAGCCTCAATACCATACGCCCTAACCGTAGGTTCCTTGTTGTCCAAGCCGTTACCACCGATTTGTTCCACCACAAACTCGTCTGCCCTCCACAAAGCACCCTTGTCAGTAGGGCGAAAACGGCCATAGTCGATAGACAAACAACCTTCAGCGTTTTGCGCTAAACCTTTCTTCACCAACATAGGGTCAGGTTCTATAGGCATAGGGCGTTCAAGAGTTTCACGGATACGACGCGAATACAACTTAGCCATATTCTGTGAAACAGAACCAATCATAATACGAACATCCCTTTTACGGCAGATAGCCCACACAGCAACATCGTGAAACAACGTGGACTTACCAGCACCAGGAGGAACATTGATAACAACAAATTCCTTTTCCTCAGATTCAAGCCATTCAATAATTTTCAGGGCCGCTTCAACCTGCCACGGCGAAGGGACACGCCCCAAATAATGCTCACGAAAAAACCCAAAATCATCCAACCCTCGAACAGCATCATCATTCAACTGGTCATACGGAATAGCAGACGGCAACTCAATCGCTTCCATAAAAGCGTTATACCCATCATTCTGGACACCCCCCTCTCTAGCACGTGATTTTCTGGCACCCATCTCCTGCAAATCGTGTTCAGCTTGTAACGCTTTAGCCTTAGCAAGCCAGCGTGAACCAGTGTTCATATGGATACCAGCAACACTGCAAGCATCCTTAATGGTTTTACCTGATGCTATGGCAGCAAAGAACTTGGCTTTATCTGCCGGTGAAACTGAACGCTTTGTACCCATAAAGGGAATCTACCATTTGACTTTGTTAGCCCAATATGCGGCAGACATTTTACCTTTAGCAATGTTAGAAGCGTGACGTGCTTTGAACGCTTTGTTACGTGCAGACCCATCCGGAGAACCCTGAACGCCTTGTTGACCGAAACGAATCAGTTTTACCTTGTCACCATCTTTTGCTAGAACAGCGTGAGATTTAGAAGCGTTAGGGGTTTTCTTTGGTTTGTTGTATCCAGCGAATTTTTCGCCACGATATTCAATAGCCATTACTTCTTCTTTTTAGGAGCCATCTTCATTTTTTTGCCTGACTTCTTAGCCGCCATCTTGGCATCTTTCATACCGGCATCTGTATATGGGAATTTCTTTTTTCCTACGTTTGGCATTATTTCTTTCCTTTGTTTCGGGATGCAGCCATATTATCAACAAGATTCGGGTAAGGCCGACCAGCCTTCTTCGCACGAGCCTTAGCAACAGCTTTCTGCCCAGAAGTCAAAGGTGTTGATTTCTTTTTCGGATTGGGTTTATCCCAAACATTTTTTTTCATAGCCACAACAAAACAATAACAGATTCATCTGCTACACTAAAACCACAACACAGCAAGCCCTTACCGTCGGGATGACAGGCAAGGCAACCACGGCTGTATCACTGTTGCAAGTGACGGGGCAATGAACACCAGGGAACTGGGGTAGATGAACCCTGCAACCAAGCTCGATACGAGACATTAGAAAGCCCCTGTTGCGTTAGAGGTTCAAGCAGCGTAATGAACGTCATCTCATTCAACATTCTGGTGTCGGCTAAAACAAATTGGCTACGGCGACCTTGGTATCATTCTGGTATCTAAACTGTGGGGGGAAGCCAAAGACACCCCTGTTGTTCTGCTCACTAACGCTCGCAGTAGCGACCGTAGGTTGCGCTGATGAGTCAGCGAACCAACAGTCTGCGTTCCGACTCGCTGCGCTCATCGGCTAACGCCCCTCACATTCGTTCGGGTTGTTGACATCACGACATCAAGACATCACGACAACATAAGATTTCTACCGGTCAACAAAAAAACCGGCTATCAAAATCCTCCTCTATGCCTTCTGCTCCGAAACGAGCAGGCCAAACCACCCCCCACAGCCCAACACTCTCTGTAACCAACCAACCACCCACAGACACACTTCGACGCACACCACAAAAGAGTGAAAACCAACGTCAGCAGTAATACATATATAGCCCCCCGCGTGGCGGGGGGGGCGGGCC